TGGTTTGTAATTGAAGACCAGTAACCTCTACTGATTGATTTATAATGCCTTCTGATGAGAAAGGTGCTTCTGCAAAGGCTGTTGCTCCAAAAAACATATAATAATCCTATAATGGGAAAGATTGGTGTGTATGTGGAAGATCTTTCCCGATATGAATTATATCATATTGTTAAGGATGCCTAAAGTATCAATTCGGTAAGGTTTTTATTATTACCAATAGTTCCTTTAATAAATACATTAAAAGCTAGACTAATTCTTGTATTATCACCTTCTTTAGTTTCAACCATATGGGTTAAAGAAGATGGGAATAATATAATATCTCCTGTTTTTACAGTAAACCACCAAGTTTCAGAGTTATATAAATTCCAATCTTTTATTTCTGGTTTAATAGCTTGATATGAATCTTTTTTAAAGAATTTAATTTTATCAAATTCTTCATGACAATTAACATAGAATACCCCTGATACTAATGAATTGGGATGTTCGTGTTTATGATGATATTGATTTGTTTCAGTATAATTTAACCAAGATTGAGTAATATAAGGAGTTACTGCATCTGTATAAGATAATACTTTTTTAAAGTAATCTTCCACTCTTAAATATAAATCTTCTTTTAATGAACCAAATACTTTTTGATTTAATATATAATTATTATTAGAAGTAATATTACCATCATTTTTATAAAAATCTAATTTGGACTTATCTACAAAGGATAGTTCTTTTTTAGTAAGTTCTCTATCTAATTTTGATATATAGACAGGTATTGGAAATATTCCGTTTATTGTAGATTCAATCATTAGGATTGATTATACTAAATTAAGATTGTTGTAAACTATTATTTTGTTTTAATTTCCCAATTAATAATAGATTCATTCCAAGAATAATATTGATTATCTTCTAATACTATTGTTGGTTTAGCAACTGGTGATTCCCAAAGACAAGTAGATTCATTTAATACCCAAGAGTTAAAAGGTTTTTTAGGAATGAAAGCATCTCTATCTTCATCATAAGTATAACCTATTCCTGCATGATTTTTTCTTAAAGGTGTTCCATTATTATCATGAACTCCACCATGTGTATTATAAGATGTTTGTTTCCATATAGGATAACCTGTTAATTTTGTTAAAAAATCAATACCAATAGATTCTTGTTCAACTCCATTTGAATCTTTTAGAACTTCATTATTAACTGAAAGTACTTCTATTACTTTTGAATTTAATCCTATTTTTGCAAAACTAGCCATTATCCTGTGTAACTCCCTGAACCATTAAATACCATTATTGTATTACTACCAGATGTTGTAACTGTTGGCGAACCAGTTGTAGTAGATGAATAATTTGCAGTTGGAACACTTAATATAACAACTCCTTTTCCTCCACTACCTCCATTACCTCCATTATCACCTTCTGATCTTGAACCACCACCACCACCACCTGTATTAGCTGTTCCTGCGGTTGCATTATTAGTGCCTATTGAACCTGCACCTCCACCTCCAGTTCCACCTGTACTTGCTGTTGTATCTCCACCAGCTCCACCACCACCAGCTCTTGTTACTGAAGAACCTGTAATTGAAGAAGCTGTACCATTTCCACCATTACCACCAACTCCTGGACTTACACTAGAACCATTAGCACCTACTGCACCAGCACCTCCTCCACCTCCACCTCCACCTGAACCATTATTTCCATTTCCTCCATTATTACCTTGACTTGGTGATGTACTTGGGGTGTTTCCTGAACCTCCAGTTGCATCAGGAGAATTTCCTCCACCACCAGAACCACCAGAACCACCATTTGAAGCAGAAGGAGCTCCACCACCTCCATAACCACCTCCAGCAGAAGTTATTGTTGTTAATCCTGAACCTGATATAGAACTATTTGAACCAGCAGTTCCATTACCACCACTTCCAGTTCTTCCTGCACCACCATCTCCGACTGTTACTGTAATTACTGTTCCTGCTGTTACTGATTGAGTTGATGTTCTATAACCACCTGCTCCTCCTCCACCAGCAATCCATCTTCCTCCACCACCTCCTCCAGCTACTACTAAAAAATCTATTGAATAAGGTATAGCTACACCTTGTGTTCCTTCTTGATAACCAGAACTAGGTAACCAACCTTGTGTTGAATCTATATATGTTAATGTTAATGCTTCTCTATCTTTATTAGCTATAACATTTGAAGTTTGTCCGATAATTTTATTTCCATTAGGCGAAATAGTAAGTGCATTGGTATCAAAAGTTCCTGCGTAATCTAATAAACCTATTTGATCACCAACTGAAGGTGAAGCTGGTAATGTAACTGTAAATCCTGCAGATGTAGTATTACAAGGATATGCATTACCTTTAACTGCTGTAAAACCTGTTGTTTGAACTGATTGCCATGTTAAACCAAAACCACTAGCTGTTCCGTTATTTGTTAATGTTGCACCTGCGGGTATAGAAATAGTTTGCCCTGATGCACCAATCGTTAATGTTGTAGCATTAGTTTGAGTAATAATATTACTCGTGTTTAAATTCTGTAATGAGTCTGTTCTTAAAATACTAGCCATTGATCAACTCCCAGTTTTGAATTTGTTCATTCCATTGGTATCTTTTATCAATTGAAGCATCACTTGGCATAGGTATAGGTGATTCCCAATTGCAAGTTTGTTCATTTAATATCCAACTATTATAAGGTTTTTTAGGAATGAATGCATCTCTATCTTCATCATAAGTATAACCTATTCCAGCATGATTTTTTCTAAAAGGAATTCCACCATTACTATGAATACCTGCATTTGTATTATATGAAGTTTGTTTCCATATAGGATAACCTGTTAATTTTGTTAAAAAATCTATACCTATTGCTTCTTGTTCTATTCCATTGCTGTCATGTAAAACTTCATTAACTAAAGATTGAACTTCAATAACTTTTCCATTTAAACCTATTTTTGCAAAACTAGCCATTATGCTGTGTAACTCCCTGATCCATTAAATTGTAAAATTGTATTACTTCCACTTGTTGTAACCGTTGGCGAACCTGTTGTAGTTGCTGAATATTTTGCAGTTGGTACACTTAATATAACAACACCTTTTCCACCTGAACCACCATCACTTCCAACAGCAGAACCACCTCCACCACCTCCACCTGTATTAGCTGTACCAGATGTTGCTGTTGTTCCATCACCACTACCAGCTCCACCACCGCCTGCTCCTCCAGCTCCACCATTTCCTGGTTGTAAATTATAACCTCCACCTCCACCACCACCTGCTCTTGTTACTGAAGAACCAGTTATTGAAGAAGCTGTACCAGCACCTCCTACTCCACCAACACCAGTTGAAGCGTTGCCACCTACTGCACTAGCACCACCACCTCCACCTCCAGCATTACCAGGAAATCCAGTTCCTCCATTATTTCCTTGACTTGGTGATGTGCTAGGAGTGTTACCACTTCCTCCACCACCAGAACCACCGCCACCCCCTCCTGAACCACCATTTAAACCTGTATTAGGAGCATTATTACCCCCACCACCGCCTGCACTTGTAATTGTTGTTAAACCTGAACCTGATATTGAAGAATTTGAACCAGAAGTACCAGCACCACCTGAACCTGTTCTTCCTGCTCCTCCATCTCCAACTGTTACTGTAATTACTGTTCCTACTGTAACTGTTTGAGTAGATGTTCTATAACCTCCAGCACCACCTGCTCCACCATCAGCTCTACCTCCACCACCTCCACCTGCTACTACTAAAAAATCTACCGAATAAGATTGTGGTGTTTCATTAGTTACATCATCATCAGAGATTGGAATCCAACCTTTTGTAGAATCTGCATAAACTAATTGTACTGTTTGGCCATCAGTTGAATAAACTGGATTTGGTGTAGTAAAGCCTTGAAAATTTACTGAATTTTGATTTAAAGTTAAAGCATTTGTTCCAAACTTTCTACTATAATCTACGAATACTAATTGATCTCCGTTAGAAGCAGATGCTGGAAGTGTTAGTGTAATAGCCGCTGCAGATGTATTTACAAAATAACCAACATTAGCAGAAACTGTTAAATTTGATGTTACAATATTTGAAGTCCAAACAACTCCATCAAAACCAAAGCCCGATACTGACGAACCAGCAGCCAAGGTAACTGTATCACCAGTTGTACCAATGGTAAGTGTGTTACCACTATATGATGCAATTTGATTTACTTTAAGTAAAGGCATTAGTTATTTTCTTTTGGGTATTTTAATTTTATATTAGTTATTCTTGTTTTCCAAGAATCTAAACCTTGATGATAAATTTCATCTAATTGAGATTGCCAAGAACCATATTCCTTAACTCTGTTTTCAATAGTTTTAATTTCTTTTTCTACCTGTGGAAGTATAGCTAATATCTGTTCCTTAGGAATTGGTGGTGTGCCATTGTGCCATTCTATTTCACAAGTGTTAATATCTGTTCCTCTTACAACTACTTCTGCTGTGGGATTTATTTTTAATATTGCATTTATAATCATAATTATCCTTTTATTTCTAATAAAGTCATAGTGCTATTTGAGTTACCAACAGCATCATAGTTGTTAATAAATACCTCTACTGAATTATTAAAACTTCTAAAAGTTACTTTGTAAGTAGTTGCTGATGTTGTGTTTGGAGAATCTAAATATGAAGTAGAGCAAGAACCAACAGCATTATATGTTGAAGCGTTATTGTAAGCAGCAATTCCCTCAATATTAAGAATATCTGTAACTCCTCTAACTAGTCTTAAAGTCACAGCAGTATTTGAATTTTGTTTGGAAACACCATTTACATTTGTTAAAACTAAAATTTTATTTGAAGCAGATGATGGGGTTATAGAAGCAGATAATCCAGTATCTGCAAATGCAGATGTAGATGAAACAGCAAGTGTGCTATAATTAACATTTACAACCTGCAACACCGCACCTGCTCCTAGCTTACTAGTTGAAATAGCTGCCGTAGAAGCTATATCTGCATTCGTGATTGATCCTGCTGGATAATTAATTGTAGCACTAGCAGTATTAAATGTTACACCTGAAGGTATAACAATATTTTGACCACTAACTCCAAACGTTAATGTTGTACTATTTGTTTGAGTAATAAGCGTTGTCGCATTATTATTCTGAATTGTATCAACTTGTAAAATTCCACCCATTATACTATTACCAAGCTTCCTGTTACTGTTTGTGTTCCTGTTATATTAACAGGTCCTGCTAATACTCCAGATTGAATTGTTTGATCTTCACTAATTGTTGTTGAATGTGTATTAACAAATGTTTGAGCTCGCATAGATGCTGAAGGTGTTAACACAGCGGGTAAAGTACAAAAAATATCTTTTATACCTGCTGAAAAGTTTACTGTAGTATTTGAATTTGTGCTTGTAATTATTGAATCTCTTGTAAAGGTTGTAGCGTTCGTTAACGTACCAATCCCGACTTCAAATTGATTGCCTAAGGCAATCGTATAATAAGTCGAGTTGCTTGAGCCTATGCCAGAAGAAAAACTTTGAAAACCAGTTGCAGCACCACTTAATGTAACTGTGCCTGTTCCAGTTGTCGAAGTAGTTTCTTTGACTCTATCGTTAATAACGAACGCCATGAAACCACCTTTAAGCTATTCTTAATATTGCATTACCTGCTGTAAACGCTGGAAACAAAATTGTAAATGTTCCAGATGTTGCTGTTTTATCTCCGCCAAAACTTAAAACACAAACTGCTTTATTACCAGCTGATGTATTATAAATTAATGCACCCTCTGCTGTTAATGTTACACCTGTAAATGATAAATCAGAAAATGTAATGATCGCTGTACTTGTATCTAAAGATACTTGTTGTCCAGCAAGTATTCCACCACCTGTTGTATATTGTCCACCTGAAGCTGCTTCATTTGTTGATGTAAATATTGTTGTTCCTGCACTTAAGTTTGCGTTTGATTGGAAAAGTGCAAGTTTAAATACTTGTCCTGAACCTGAATCGAAATCATGTACTGCACCTAAAAGTTCTGCTTTAAATGAATTACATACTGCTTGTGTGTTTGCCATATATTGTACTCCTTATAGTTGTTATGGGGATGGTGATGGTACTTTGATTCGTAACACTCCATCCTGAAATTCGTCTCTGCGTCTTCTACCTGTTTGTTCCAACGCAAATCCTTGTAATGCTTCATTATACTTCTCTTGATACAATTTGTACATATCCATCGGACCTTTAAGATATGCAAAAGCTTCAACTAAACACGCATATAATAATAGTTCTGGTGCATTAATACTTATATAAGTTTCAGTATTTGTGGCACTTAGACCATCTGGTGTGTAGACATAATCTAAAGTTACGACATAAGTTGAATCTGGTGTAGGGGCTACTTCAATAGCATTTTCTCTAAAAGTTGCATAATATTTTGGAAATCCTGTTAAACCCGATGCATTATATTCAGTTATAAATGTATCATCTCTAGGTTCTAATGCTACTTGAACAGAAGAACTATTTGTAACAACCACGGAACGAACTATTAAAGCAACTCTTGTAGTAGTTGAGCCAGAAGATTGGTTTGTATTAGGTAAAGTTAAATATTTATTACCAGCTGTAAATGATGAAGTTGCATATTCTCTAGAATAATCTGCATCTGTGTTTCTAAATATTTTAAATTCAGAATCTCTAATAAAACCATTTAAAATAGTAGAAGTTAAAACTTCTGAACCTACTTCTGTGTAATCTCTAATCTTTTGTACTAGTTCTGCGTATGTCATGTTATAATAATAGTTACGTTTCCAACAGCACTGTAAGCTGATCTGTTT